AAGCAATTTGATGGCAAGCACCATAGAGATAATCTAATACATCTGCCCTCAGATCAAACCGAGAACATCAAGTCTTTAATAGAACAGTTAATTACTTGGACACCTACCACTAAGGGTAAGACCGATATGGTAATGGCTCTTTGGTTCTGTGAGATTAGAGCAAGAGAAATGATTAACTATGGTAACTACGCTACCCACCATATGAAAAACCCGTTCTTATCTCGCCACGAGATAGGTAAGCGAACAGTCATCAACTTAGATGAAGCCTTCGCAGAACAAAACAGAATGAAAATAATCTAAGTAAGGACATACATTGCTATCAGTCAAAGAAGTAGACGCTAAAGTATCGCGTCTGAAATCGCGCTCTGCAGCGCGAGATCAGCGTATGCGCGATGTCCTTTCCGTGCGTCAGGGCGATATCTCTAAGGTATTCCCAGCTATGTTCTCAGAGGAATATCCAAAGCCTCTAGTCGCAAACTTCATTGACGTAGCAGCACGTGACCTTGCAGAAGCTATGGCACCACTGCCATCCTTTAACTGCTCAGCAACTAATATGGTTTCTGATGCGGCACGTAAGGCAGCAGATACTAGAACTCGTATTGCTAACTTCTATGTAAGTAATTCTGATTTACAACTACAGATGTATACCGCAGCCGACTGGTATAACACCTACGGTATGTGTGTTGGTATGGTTGAGATGGATTACGATGACAACAATCCTCGTATCCGTATGCTTAACCCATTTGGCACCTACCCAGAGTTAGATCGCTATGGTCGCACTTTATCCTTGACACAGGTAATTGTTACCGATGCTGAATCTTTAGCAGCGCAATACCCAGAGTATTACGACCAAATACTAGGTCGCAACCAGTATCAACTATCTTCCCCTTATATCTCAATGGTTCGCTACCACGACAAAGAACAAGACTTGCTTTATTTACCAGAACGTAAGAATCTAGTTTTATCTCAAACTAAAAACGTTCTTAACCAATGTATGGCACGAACAGTTATGCGTTCATCTCTTGACGGTGAAGCACGTGGTCAGTTTGATGATGTGCTATCAGTGCAACTTGCACGTGCTCGTTTTGCTATCCTTCAAATTCAAGCTGCTGAAAAATCTATTCAAGCACCTATTGCTATTCCACAAGATGTGCAAGAGTTGGCCCTTGGCCCAGACTCTATTATGCGAACATCTAACCCAGCAGGTATCCGTCGAGTTCCACTAGAACTACCTGCAGGTGTATTCACAGAATCTGGCGTCCTAGAGCGTGAACTACGCCTTGGTGCTCGTTACCCTGAATCACGTTCAGGAAACATTGACGCATCTGTTGTTACAGGTCGCGGAGTGCAAGCGCTACAGGCTGGTTTTGATACACAAATTAAAGCAGCACAAGCACAGTTTGCAAGATTATTTACAGAACTTCTTGGTGTTTGTTTTGAAGCAGACGAAAAAATCTTTGGCGGTATCCCTAAGACAATCAAGGGAAGCGATGATGGCACGCCTTATATCCTTAAATACACCCCTTCTCGTGATATTAAGGGTGAGTATGGAATAGATGTCCGTTACGGCATTATGTCCGGTATGGATCCTAACCGCGCAATTATTGCTTTACTACAAATGCGTTCAGACAAACTCGTATCACGCGACTATGTTCGTCGTGAAATTCCTATGGACCTTAACGTTACACAAGAGGAGCAACGTGTTGACATTGAAGAGATGCGCGATTCTTTGCGGGTTGCTGTTGCTCAGTATGCTCAGGCGATACCAGCCCTTGCGGCGCAAGGCCAAGACCCTACTCAGATTATCAGCCGTATCGCAACTGTTATCCAAGGTCGCCAAAAGGGACAATCCTTAGAAAACATTATTGAAAAAGCATTTACCCCAGAGCCAACTCCAACCCCAGAGATGCCACCTATGGCACCGGGTATGGAACAACAGATTCCAGCAGCAGGTGCGGCCCCCGCTCCTGCCTCGCAGCAACCTCCACAAGAACAAGCTGGTTCGGCCCCTGCTGCTGGTCAACGTCCCGATATAGCCCAACTACTCGCTGGTATTACCGGCGCAGCTTAAACGAGGGAGGTGTAAATATGAACAAAGGATCTCGCGCAGCAGCGCCTATGTCTAAGCCAACCGAAGGCAAGAAAGATACTTCTAAGCCAGCAGGTGGAAAGGTATTCTTCGGAATAACTCCAGCAGGACGTAAAGGAACCACAGTTAAAAAAGGATAATGTTTTTAAAAGAAAGGTGCTCTGGGTGATTAACGAAGATGATTATGTTCCTCGCCCAGTGCGCTTTCTTGACTTTATAGTAATCGGCGCAGGTTTTATACATAATTTAGCAAGATCATTTGAAACACTAACAGGTGAACTAATGGAGTTATCCATTTATCATTCAAACCAAAAGACCCAAGTCAATCGAGCTTGGGAAGATATGTCAGCAGATTTAGAAAATTTACAGGAGGACAAATAGTGAGTATGATGAACCCACTCGCAGGTCCAGCAGGTCCTGGCAAATTTTCAACACGCACTGATAATTTACAAATGGGATCTACCGCTTATGGCGAAGGCAAAGAAACAGCCGCTATTAATACAGGTGCTCCTAAATCCAAAACACGTGGTATTGCAGACAATGTAGGTGGACGTCCAGCTTCTACTGTTGATGTCCCTCAAGAACCTGTAACTTCTTTATATGCTCCATCACAACGTCCAGATGAACCAGCAACTACTGGTGTTGATATCGGTGCTGGCGCTGGCTCAGAAGCACTTATGATGGCTAAGCCTGCTGAGAAACTTTCAGACACTTTAGCCCTTATGCTTCCTTATGATGTTACTGGAGAAATCACAATTCTTTACCAGGACGCTTTAGCAAGAGGTAATTAGTGCGCTACCAAAATTTAAACGTAGCTGCTGAGAAAGCAAATTTAAATCCTACACAAAAGAAACAAGTGGAAACACTTTCATCTTTATTGGATACCCATAAGAATCTTCTTGACTTACCACAAAAACAAGCAGAACAAAAGTATGCAACTTTACCTGAAGACCAAAAAAAGGCTTTAGTAGATACATTTGGAAACAAACCTGATAAGCCAAAAAGAGGTTTCTTTGAGAGCGCTGCTAGATATAGCGGTGCTTATTGGGCATTTAAAGGATTAAGCAAAGTTGCTCAACTCACAGATCGTGCCTACAGATTTGGTTCAATTGCCTTAGAAGAAACTAATATCCCTGGCGTTATTTCTGGTGATAAACCACGTGGTATTACAACGGCAAGCGAGGCTTGGAAAGCCGCTGGCCCAACTGGCGAACTAGTATTTAATCCATCTCGTATTGAGAAGGCTAAGAAAAAATACACAGAAGATCGTATTGCTGTTGCTATCAAAGCAGACGCTGGTATGCCTCTTGATGAAATTCAAGCAACAGGAACTCCTGCTGAACAAAAGATTGCAGCCGAAGCTGCACAAAACCGTGACCCATTATTTCAAGATGCAATTGATGCTGTTAAAGCCGCTAAATATTCACCAGGTCGTCAATTGGCAAACGCCCTTCTTCCTGAATCTTTAGAAGGATCTGGTTTTTTATACAAAGGTATATCTGGTTTCACCGATGCTACTTATAGAATATATACCGACCCAACCCTTGCTCTTGGTAAAGCTAAGAAAGCCTATGACGTAGCAAACTATGCTTTATTTAAAATAGTTGGTAGTCCACAGAATGTAGATAAAGCATTTAGAAATCCAGGTGTTGTTAAATTCTTCGATACTTACGGAACTGAATTAGAAAAACTTTCTGTTGCTCGCAAGGCTAAAGATATCAAGGCAGCAACTGAAGCATCAACTATGCTTAAACGTATTGCTCCTGAGTTCGGTCCTACTGCTGTAGATGAATTTATTAAGGCTGGCGTTAAAAACGCAGCAACTGCAAAAAACTACCTTGCTAATCACGCAGACGTTACAGCAATCCTAAAAGGTCAACCTGCTCGCAGCACGCCTTTAATACCTCGCTTAGATGCAGCCCGTAGAGCGCGTATTAATGTATTAGCCGGAGCTGATAGAGTCTTTAATATTGATAAAGTTGGGCAGAAGATTGTTACAGCCCTTTATGGCACTGCTCCACAATATGAAGACATTATTACTGGTTTGAATGAAACCAGTATATTAAGATCTACAGCATTTCAAGCAGGAATAAGTCCTGAAGACGTAGTAAGTAAAATTGCTAAAGAAGAAAGAAGTGTTGGTCGTTTCAAAGGTCCTACTGGCTCTGTCCGTATGCCGCTTGATATTATCCAAGGTCGCATTGATCGCTTTGCACGTAAATTTACAACTATCCCATATTTCAAAGATGGTTATTTCGATGTAGCATCTCCTGATGCAACTGCTCAAGTTTATAGAATTGCTCGATTAGCCAATAGTCGTTACCATAGCAAGATTATTACTGAAGCGTTTGAAGCTGGAACTGAAGGACAACGCAAGCAAATCTTTACTGGTCTTTGGAATACTGTTGCTGAAGTCCGAGATGTGGCTAAGTCTAAAGCAGGAAAATCCTATATGGATGAATTTGCTGGCAAAGGACTTGAAAAGAAATATGCCGCAGATATTGTTATTGATGGCGTTAACAAGGGAAACCCAGCGCAGTTTGGTGATCAACAACTAGCGTTGTTCCCATATCAACTTTCAACAGGAATTGCAGTTCCATCTGTAATTGACTTAGATAGATTGTCTGCTCGCTCCGGTCTTATCGGATGGATAATGGGTGTATCCCATCAAAAATGGGCAGAGCAATTAACTTCTTGGTGGACTATTCTGACTCTTGCTGGCCCACGTTTCGCAGTTCGTAACGCAACAGAAGATTTAATGATGCACCTTGCTATTGGCAGTTCTCCTTGGGGAGTCGCTAAAGGGCGTATGCTTTCTACACGTTTGCGTGTAGGTAAAGGTATTTCTGGGGATGAAACAATTCGTGGCAAAATAAAGCAAACCGTTACCCTAGATACTGAAGCAGGCGAACTAGGTGCTATTAATAAACTTATTCGCAGAAAAGAACTTGCTAAATATAAAACTAAGATTGATAGCGCCAAGACAATTGAAGATGTCCGTAGAGTTATGGCAGAGGCAGTCTTAGAAGACAAACTTGCTTATAAACTCGACAAACGTGGTTCTCAGATTCTTGCAGAAATAGCACAATATGGAAACCTTGACCGCACTTTAGCTGACGTTGCTGAAGGTGGAAAGAACGCACTTCGTGGCGCAGACCAATATGTAAGCGCTACTAATGATGTGGCTCGATTTGGTAAAATGGGCGCTGTTGAAATCAACGGTGTTGCTTATAAGCAAGCAGTTGGTGAAAAAGGTTTCACTCAATTTAACCCAGTAGCAAGTCAGGCTTCAAGAATCTCTTGGTTAGTTCAACTCGGTGTTACTAGTAATGATGATCTTGCTAAAATAGCCGTTGCTAACTTAGACAAAGAACCTGAAGTTGCTATTAAAGCGATGAAAGATTACCTAGGAAGCCTATCTGAAAAAGAGTTAGGACGTTTCCAACTCTATGAGGCTGGCGGAAATATAGATATCCACGCTCGTAAGGCTTACGATGCTGTCCGTAACCTTTATTCAAAGCGCAATGGTGAAGTAAACCTAGATTTATTAAATAAAGTTCGCACCTTTGATGAGTTTGGCAATCCAGTAGTTTCTACTAAGAACCTTTCTCTTGAAGATTTACCAAATAGTTCTAAGTTAAGTCCTGAATTTATCTCTGGTCCTACATTAGTTCCGGTATTTGAAAGTAATAACTTTCCAACAAACCTAGCCGAGCGCACTTGGGACGCTATGGGAGAAGCCAACGCAAGATTCTCTCGTGAACCAATTGTTATTAATGAAATGATTCGAGTCCGCAAGGAAATGCAGGACTCAGGTTTTGAGGAGCGCTTTATTGCTGCTCGCACTAAAGGATTATCTGGCGATAACTTAGCGAAAGCTATGACAAATGCTAAGACTGAAGTCATTAACCTAGCCGAAGAACTATCAGTAGGCAGAGTCCTAGCATATGTAGATAACCCTGCAATGCGCAGTCAGTTGGCTATGTCTTCTCGCAACTTTGCTCGTTTCTACCGTGCCACTGAAGACTTTTATCGTCGTATTTATCGCACAGTTAAATACAACCCAGAGTCAATCCGTCGTGCAGCTCTTACATACGAAGGAATCTCGCACTCAGGTTTCGTCCAACAAGACGATAACGGTGATTCATACTTCTTCTATCCAGGATTAAACCCTGTTTATCAAACTATGCAAGGCGTTGCAGATGCTTTTGGTATGCCAGAAGGCTTCCAAGTTCCAATGCCGGTAGAGTTCGGTGCTAAGTTAAATATGATTACACCATCAATGAACCCTGATTCTTTGTTTCCTACATTCTCAGGACCAGTTGCAGCAGTCCCAATGAAGTTTCTGTTTGCTCTAGTTCCACAACTAGATAAGTTTGAAAAAAACTTCCTTGGTATTTATGCTGAAGATCAAGCAATGGTAAAAGCTATATTCCCGGCACACGTAAATAAATTCCTATCTATTATGGATAGAGATGAGCGCAATTCTCAATATGCCTCAGCAGCACGTAAGGCTGCTACAGCACTTGAGGCTGGTGGACACGGAATTAAACCTACTTGGAATCCAGAAACCCAAGTATGGGAAGCGCCATCTGAAGGTGAACTTCAAGCCTATAAAGATAAACTGGGAACATCTACAACCGCAGTTTTAGCACTGCGCTTTATATTTGGATTCTTTGCTCCAGCATCTCCACAATTAACATTAAAGTCTGATATGGCTCAATGGGCTAGAGACAATGAGCGAGTAAACTTCAAGCAAGTCTATAACAATCTTATTAACCGTTATAACGGAGATATAGATAAAGCATCTACTGAGTGGATTCGTTTATACCCAGATCAAATGCCATATACCGTTTCAGAATCTGAAAGCGATGCTGTATCGGTAGTTCGTGCTGTAGATCAGACAGTGGAATGGATTGACAAGAACCAAAATTTATTAAAACAATACCCACAGGGTGCTCCATTCTTAATGCCCAAGACTGGTGAGTTTAGCTTTGATGCTTACAAGATTCTCTTTACACAAGGAATCAAAAGGTCTAAAACCCTTGAAACCTACCTAAGAGATGTTCAGACTGCTAGAGACGTTCAGTTCTACTATTCTCAAAAAGAAGCATATGAAGATGAGTTGGCTAACACCTATTCTGATTCATTAAAGCGTGGATTAAAGACCCAGTGGGAAACTTGGAAGAAGCAGTTTACTTCTGCTCGACCATTACTTCAAGAAGAATTTGGTTCTCAGTCAGATAAGGCAATCAAGCGCCAAAGAGCATTTGATGATTTGCAAAAAATGCTTGCTGATAACACTGTCAAGACTGAACCAACAATTCGCCAAGCACTGTCTAAGATGACACAGGTCTACAATGACTATGTATACAGCAAAGACTTGGTTCCTGGTAGCAGCGCAGCGATGGAAAATTATAGAGACTTGTTGAAACAGAATGTTAAACAAGAACTTGAGGCTATTGCTGAAACTAATCCAAATGCAAAAGATGCTTACAATGTATTGTTTTCAAGATTGATAGGGGACTAAATTGGCTATAAGTGTATGGAAAGAAGGCACGGTGCCTACTCAATCAACTGCATCTACTGCTCCCGGTCTTTACGATTCAGTGTTTGGAAGTTCAACTTCAGCTAATAAACCTAAAGTTGGCGATAGTGCCAAGATTATTTCTGAAATGTCGGATCCAGAACGCAAAGAATTGGCATTACTATTAAAAGCAGCAGGATATAAAGTTCCTACTACTGGCAAAAAATCAGGTGCTATATCACTTGCAGATGCTTATAACGAAGCACAGGCTTTAACACAAGCAGATTCAATGAGGCTTGGACAAAACCTAACAGTTAGAGAATTTCTAAAAAATAAGGCAGAAGACAGAGCTGGAATAGCTGGCACTGGTTCTAAGCAGTATAATCCTTATGCTACTCAGATTGTTTATGACCCTACTAAGGCCAAGTCAACTATCAATAATGTTGTTAATGATTTACTGGGTCGTGAGGCTACCGTTGAAGAAGTAAAACTTTACTCGGATAAATTAAAAAAGAAGCAGTCTGAAAAGGCTAGCAGGTCTGTAACTACCTATGAAATAATTGATGGAGTCAGAACTGCTAAAACAACTGGTGGTTTAGATGAGGTTCAGTTCCTAACTAACATTATTCAGAAAACTCCTGAATATAAAAAAGCTCAAACTGCCAAAGAAGAGGTCAAGAAGTCTAAAGAACTTGGCTACAAGGAAGTTTTAGCCAAGACTGCTATGGCAAATGGCTTTAACATTAATCAATTTGCAGATGCAGACCAATGGGCAACTCGTATTGCCGCTGGTGAACCTATTGAAACATTCAAGCAGACTATTCGTAACCAAGCAAAGTTAGGTCTACCAGAGAATGTTAAGTCCCTTGTTGACCAAGGTATTGATTTAGATACTATCTATTCTCCATACAAGCAAGCTATGGCTTCTATCTTGGAGATTAACCCAGATACAATAAATGTAAATGACCCTATGCTTCGCAAGGCTATTGGCCCTGATAAGGAAATGTCTATATACGATTTCCAAAAGACATTAAAGCAAGATCCACGCTGGCAATATACTAATAATGCTAGAGAAGATGTTTCTAGTTCCGTTCAAAGAATCTTAAAAGATTTCGGATTTATGGGGTAATGATGGCTGACCAATTTGATTTAATAGAACAAGAGCGCTTCCGTCGTGGACTTGCTGATCGTGGTGCAACTGAATCAACAGCTGCTGCTTCAAATACTGGCCTTACTCCAACAGAAGAAACACTGTTTGGTTTGACCAATGAATCTATTAACAAAGGACTTATTGCAGGTGGCAAGACTCCTGAAGGTGACAAGACTCCTACTGGTGGAACAACTGGGACTACTGGTGGTTTAACTGCTGAACAACTTGCAGAAGCAGAAAAAAGACGCCGCTCTGGACAATCTGCTTATGACATTCTTCTTGCAGAGTTTACAAAGTATGGCCTTGGTGCTTTAGTGGAAGATGTAAAATATCTTATTACTTCCGGCGCTTCAGTTGCAGAATTCTCTTTAGCATTACAAAATACAAAAGCATATCAAAAGCGTTTTGCTGCTAACCAAAAGCGTATTGATGCTGGATTAAGCGCTCTGTCACCAGCAGAATATGTGGCGTTAGAAGACCAATACCAAAACATTATGCGTAACTATGGACTTCCTGCTTCTTACTACACCAAAGATACAATGGGAACACAACAAGGTTTTGAGAAGTTTTTAGCAGCAGATGTATCTGCTACCGAACTAGAAGACCGTATTATGACTGCACAGAACCGCGTCATTAATGCTAACCCTGAAGTGTCAAAAGCGTTAAAACAATTCTATCCTGATATTACTAATGGCGATATCTTGGCTTACACTCTTGATCCACAACAAGGTCTATCTAATATTAAACGTAAGGTAACTGCCGCAGAGATCGGTGGTGCTGCATTACAGTCAGGGCTTTCTGCTAATCTTGCACGTGCAGAAGAACTAGGCCGTTACGGTATAGATAAAGCAACAGCTACTGAAGGTTACTCTGCAATCGGCAGTGGACTACAACGTGGTTCACAGTTGGCATCTATATACGGTGAGTCACCATATACTCAAACAACTGCAGAAGAAGAAATATTCAAACTTGGTGGTGCTCAAGAAGCACGTAAACAACGCCAAAAAATTACCGGACTTGAGAAGGCTGCCTTCGGCGGTCAGACCGGTATAACCCAAGGAACGCTAGCACGCGATAGAGCTGGCGCTTACTAAACTAATCCTGCCACTAGAACTACTGGCCTAGTGGAGCGACAACAATACCAGGAGTCAGAGCCATACCCAATCCCCATTGGAATATGAGGCTGGCGAAATCAACTAACTGATAGGGAGAAGGACATATGTCCAATTACGAGTATGAGGATGAAGACGACGAAATCGCAACCGATTCGTCTAACGACCTTGTTAAGCAACTACGCAAGGCTGCAAAGCAAAAGGATAAAGAACTGCAAGAACTTCGTTCTCAGTTTGAAAACCTTAGCAAAGGCCAACGCGAACGAGCAATTAAGGATGTCCTCGCAACTCGCGGGGTAAATAGCAAAATTGCTTCATTTATTCCGCAGGACATTGACCCGACTGAAGAGTCTTTGTCTAAATGGCTAGATGATTATGCCGATGTATTCGGCTTTGAATCTGGTCAAACCCAGGCAACACCTAATGTAGATCCAGCTCAAGCGGCTGCATACAAGAGAATGACTAATACTGCTGACTCTGGTGCTTCACCAGAACATAACGCAGATATTATGCAAAAACTTCTAAATGCAAATAGCCGTGAAGAATTGGATGAAGTCATTAGATTGTCTGGACTCTAATCCGATCCTAAACTAAGAAAGGCTAAACCTAATGGCAATTCCAACAGGAACACCCACAACGGTCACCAGCCTCAGCAACCTCGTAACTACCGCATACGACCAGTATGTAAGAATGGCGCTTCGCTCCATTCCGGTTATGCGTTCACTTGCTGATGTTAAGCCCGTTCAACAGGCAATGCCAGGATCATCAGTTGTATTCTCAATCTACTCAGATTTAGCACAAGCTACTTCTACATTGACAGAAGCAAACGATGTATCTTCCATTGCTCTTGGTAACCCAAACCAAGTTACAGTAACACTGAACGAATACGGTTCAGCAGTTACAACAACAAAGAAGTTAAACCTAACTTCATTCAACGATGTTGACGCAGCACTTGCTGACATCATCGCTTACAACGCAGCAGACTCAATTGATAACGTAGTAGGTCAGGTCCTGTCAGCAGGAACTGGCGTTCTATACTCAAACGGTCCATCAGGAACTACTCCAACTTCATCTGCAGGTATTCTGCCTGTAGACACATTGACAGTTGCAGATATCCGCAACGCTGTTGTAACACTACGCACAAACAAGGCTCTGCCTCGTATGGGCGAACTCTATGCAGCATACCTACACCCACGTCAATCAGCCGATCTTCGCGCTGAAACTGGCACAGGCGGGTTCCAAGAACTCACAAAGTATGTTGACAGAACTCCATTCGTTGCTGGCGCAGTAGGCGTCCTTGAAGGCGCTTTCATCGTTGAGACACCACGTGTCCTTAACGGCTTAAATCTAGCCGCAGGTATCGGAACAACTGTTTCTGTAACCAATAAGGCGTTAACATCTAACGTTGCAACTCTAACAACTGCTGTAGCTCACGGGCTAGGCGTTGGACAGGTTGTAACTGTTTCAGGTGTTGATTCAACATTCAATGGCACTTACACCATTACTGTAGTTGGCACAACAACAACATTCTCCTATGCTAAGACTGCATCTGATGTAGCATCAGCAGCAGCAACAGGAACTGTTACATTCAC